GAGGCTGGTGCCCTGCACACCCATGGCGCCATTGATCGAAACAATCTCGCCGATACTCCCGCTTTGCGTAAATTCGATTTGTGCGCCCAGGCCGATCTTGGCCCGGCTATTCGAGACGGCCATAGGCCCCCCTCTCAGGCTGGCACCGCGCGCATGTGCCACACGGAAATAGTTAGGATGCGCCGAAAATAGGCGCGTTCCGACCCGTCCTGCGCAGGCTCCGGGGCGTCCTGCTCACTATCGATAAATACCCCGTCGACTTCGAGGCCATCCCAGGCGGCTGGCATGCCGTCCATGCTCAGGCGTATGATCTGGGCCATCTGATGCGCCTGCATGGGTTCCAGTGACCAGCAGTCCACTTGAACCATGGAGTCAAATGACGCACTGGCACCGCCTAAGTAATAGACCGACTCAATCATAATTTCGTGCAAAGTAATATAGGGAAAACTAGCCGAAGTGGGCGCAATACCTGGATAGATCCGTGTCCCCACAATAGTTGTGAGGGGCGCATAGGTTGAGAGATACGCATAGATCGCGCGGGCGAGGGAGGGTACAGTCATAGGCTACACCTTCGCTTCCCGCTCAATACCGGCTTCAAGCTCCTGGCGCACAATCCCCAGGATGGCACTTTCCCCCGTGCGGAGGCTGATACGCATGGGCGCTACAGGGGGATGATGCACGCCAGCCCGGTCTCGATGACCAAATTCCTGGTGGGCAGGGTAGAAACCGCGCTGCTTGGGGTCGATGCCTAATTCCGCCCGCGTCCCAACACGAATCGCCACCCCCACGCGGCCCTTACGCCGTTTCAATGCCCGCACTTGCAGCGTACTGGCCCAGCGCCCCTCATCACGAGGAACCCGCGCTTTCGCCAACGCCAGGTAGAACTTCCCGGCTTGCCGCAACGCGCGCGTGAGGATCTTGCGCTCAAGCTTGTCAGGCAAGGCCGCCAGGGCTTTCGAGAGTTCCGGCACGCCGAGCATGCTGATGTCGAACCGATTGCTGGCCATCTATTTGAGCTCCGGTGGCCCTACACTGACCTGAAGCGAGGCCGCACTGGCACTGGTCACGTTCACCGGCATGGTATCGAGCACGGGCACGACGCCTTCGCCGAGATCCGCATCACAGGCCATCTGCACGGTCGAGTCTCCCGGCTCCGCGCCACTGACCACATAGGCGCGGACGGGATCAGGCGGCTCCAGCGCCTGGATGGTACAAGTGCCGCTCGTCACCGAGAACTGCACGGCGCCGTCAATGGCCGCCGGATTGCCGGCCGCGGTGAGCGGCTGCGCCGTCACCAGACGTTTTTCTTCCGTACTCATACTGATGGCATCTGCCATACCTGTGTCTCCTAGTCGAGAATCTCCCAGGCCAACGCTTCCAGTGTCCTATGCCGTTCCCCGAGATCCCGCACCGAGTAGAGCTGGAAAGCCCGCACTTGTTCTTTCCAGACCAGGCGCCAACGCGGGTCGAGTTCGGTGGTCCCGCGCAACGTGACCTTATGCGACAGGCGCCCCTCGATGCTTTGCGCTTCAAAGACTTCCCGGCCCTTGAGCGGCTGAATATCGCACCACGCCTCCCCGACCACCATCCAGATTTGTCTGACGCCGCCGAGGTCATCACGGCTTTCCACCGGCGCCTGGATTTCCACGCGATGCCTGAGTGCTCCAGCGCGCATGCTAGGCCAACGTATGCGACGGAAACAGGTTCAGGTACACGCCCGCTTGCGCGTTGCCAACGCCCACCAGCGAGCAATACCAGCCCGGCGCTTTGTCGGCCACGGGCGCAATGCCGCCTGGCGTGCCGCCAACGATATAGACCGTGCTGGTCCCCACCCCCGCGGCGATCCCGAGCGTCAGCGTCCCCCGCGTCTGCACCCGCAGCGGTTGCTCTGGGGAGGCCGCGTGTAAGGCAACACCCACGACCTCGGCACTGTCGAGCGAGCCGTTGGCATCGGCCAGGCGCAGCCGGTTACTGAGTGAATCGAGATACATGGTCTTCCCGGCCGTGACGGTATCGCCAGAAATCCCCTGATAAAAGTCAGCATCCGCCCCAGACAGTACGGCTGCAGGGCTTATCGTCAGTTCAGCCATAACGTTCTCCTACGGTCATGGGACAACCTGGCCAGATGGGGCAATGGCTAATTTCAACCGATTGTTCGGAGCCCCGACCCCAATGGCGGTATAGAAGGACCCGGTAAGCACATCAGCGGCGTTGGTAATAACCCCCGCCGTAGCCCCCAGCGCATACGGCGCCCCCGCAACGGTCGTCCCACCAATGGCCAGTGTGCCAGCGATCTGGATACGCAGCGGCTGCCCATCACTGGAGCCGTGCAGAGCAATGCCCTTGACGTTGGCGGCACGCGCCCCGCCGTCGCAGTCGGCCCCGCGTAATTTGTGGTCTTGCGCGTCCTCGTAGACGGCCATGCCGGCGGTAATCGTGGCGCCGGCATAGCCCTGGAAAAAGTCCGCGTCTGCACCAGCCACAACACTGGCTGGCGTAATAGCAATGGCTGGCATATCAGTACATCTCCAGGTTGCGGTATGGCCCGATCAAGCGGCATACCGTGGTGTTTTCCTCTAAGCGGTGCTCGGCCTGTGCTTCCGTGTGCTCGTACATATCAGCGGCAAAGAGCAGGATCGCCTGCCGCAGAGGCGCCGGCACGTCCGTAGGCAGGTCCCCGTAGCCCGCCTGATAGGTGATCGTCACGGGTGTGAGGCCGCTCCCCAGCGCCGGCATGCTGGAGAGCAGAATGCGGCCGGGTTGTGAGGCCATATCCACCTGATAGGTCGCCGGGTCGAGCACCTGCACCACGCCAGCACTGTCGATATACGCAATGCCTAAGTCCGGCTCAGTCACCGTGGGAATCATGTTGGCCAGTGGTGGCCGTGGGACCTCGATCACCGGTTGCCAGGCATCCAGCAAGAGCGCCCAGGTGGCCGTGATGCATTGGCGCCACAGGGATACCTCGAGCATCTGCCGCGCCGCCATGATGAGGGCCGCCAGCATGGTGTCTTGCGCATCGGTGTCGAGACGCAAGTACATCTTGAACTCGTCCACGCTGACGGGTTCGGTGGCGGGTGGAGTAACCTGCACAAGCGACAGAGGCATAGGAATAGTCCTACTCAGTCAATTTTTGCGTCTGGCATGACTGCCTGCTGGTACCGCGCGCCACTCAGGATGTAGAGCACGGTGATGAGGTCAGCAAAGGCCCCCGGTGAGGCAATGGCCACACTGAGGCAGTCATAGCCATTATCGACATCCAGATCATCGCCGTTGACTTCCAGCACCGTAATGTTATTCGGCACATTCGGGAGCTGGAACGTATCGCCCGCCACCGGCAGTTTGCCAAACGTCGAGCCTGCAAGCAGGCCGACTTTCACCCACCGCGCGTTGAACGACAGGGGCTTATTCGTGGTCCCGGTGACATCGGTGGCCTGATTGAGGGTGACGGCTGGCGTGCCCCCGGCCCAGGCCCCCTGAATAATCACGATGGTGGCATGCGAAAAGTTCTTGAAGGAAACCCAGTCCCCCGTTTGCGCCGCGCTGATCGCATCCTTGGGCGCCACGGCCGTTTCAAAGCCCATCAGTTCCACTAAGGCTGGCAAGGTCATGCTGTCCTCCTAACGTGTCTCAAGAGTGACGAATGGGCTTAAGGTGAGGGCGCTATAGGCCGGCGTCAGCGGTTGCTGGAGCCACGGTTGCCCATCGACGCTGAACAGGAACCGGAATGCCACCTCGTCATAGTCGAAGCGCAGATGGATCGACATGGCCTCGTTGATCCCGCCCCGAATCCCGACCGCGTAGTAGGAGAGGTTGGCAAAGATCACGTCGCCCTTATCCCCGAGCGTCTTGCAGTACTCAATAGGCTGCACGGGACGGCCCTTGAGACGGTTTTGAGGCGCTTCTGCGACATTGGGAAAGCCGGTCGGGGAGGCGATGTACACCGGCAAGCCGCCTGTGCCGACCACGGCATTGAGGCCTTCGAGGGCAGGCTCGACATCCTGATTGATGAACCAGCGTGCGCCGTTGCGTGCTCTCGCGTGCATGCGGCCGTACATCTTGTTGACGTTTTCGAGCTGGAAGGTGTCCGCGAGCTGGCTGCTTTCCTTCAGCACGGTAATGAGGCACGAACTATTGAGCACACCCAGCGGCATGCCGGTCCCAGAGCCACTGATAATCGAGTCGTTGACCAGCCACATGATTTCTTCACCAGCCGCACGTCGGATGTACGTATCAAGCGCGGTCGCATTGCTCATGAGTTCATCGGTGGCGTAGACCAGCACGCCGAGTTTGTGCGGTTCCAGTTTCATTTGCCGGAAAGTCGGCATGCTCTGCGTCATCTGCGCCGCCTCCGCCAGCCAGTAGGCGCGAATCCCGCCGTAGCGGCTGCCGGTAGCACGGGAGGTTTCGGCATTGGCCGGGAAAGTCAAACTCGAACCCGTCACCGGGTAGACGTCGCAGTACTGCATGAGGTTATCGGGCATGGCGTTCAAGCCATCCCAGATCTGGGTGGAAAACTCCGGCGGGATGAGATAGCCGCCCTGCGAGCCAATGCCCTGGTTCATGCCCGAGGCCGCAGCTTGTATCTTTAAGAGCCGATCATCCACCGGCCCCATGGAGGGGTTGTAGGCATCCATGACCTTCAGGGCAAACTCGCCCATATGCCCAAAACCCCGGCGCGGGTCGGCCATGGTCAGATCAAACACGCTCGTAATGCGTGCCAGGGGCGAGCGGCCCATGATCTCAGTGGCCGAGGGGCGATTGTTGAGCCCGGCCCGGTGTTCTTTCAGAGCCAGCGCGCGCGCCGTTTTCTGATCGGCCTCCACGGCAGCATCATATTCCTGCTTGAGCCGTACACTGTCGTTAAAATAGCCGTCCCATTCCGCCTGTTCCTCGGCAGTCATGACGCGATTTTCTTTGTCGGCCAACTCCTCCAGGGCTTGCGCCTTATCAAGGGCGTCCTGGCTGGCCTGATGCAGTTCGTTCAGTGAGCGCACAAGCTGCCCACGGCTGGGTAAGGTCGCAACGGTCATAGTCTCCCCTTTGCGAGTTGTAGGTGCTGGCCCTGGATGGCCCTCTGTTGCCCAAAATTGCGCCTTACCTGTGGCGCTATTGGCATTGGCGGCTGTTCCCCCCGTTGTGCCGCCTCAAGTGCCTCGTCAAAACTCTGCACCGCGTCAATCAGCCCGTAACTCTGCGCCATGGATGCTATGTGCACCCGCCCATCACTCACGGCGTCGACCTGGGCATCACTTAAGCCCCGCCCGCGCTGAATCGCCGCCAGAAAGTGGGCGTTGAGACTCTCGACGCGGCCACGGAAATAGGCGAGGGCTTCCGCGCTGAGGGGTGCCCCGTCTACGCCAGCACCCTTGTACGGCCCGGTCGAGAGCACATGTACCTCGATACCCAGGCGGTCCATGCGTTTGCTGGTGTCCTCCAGGACCGCCACGGTGCCGATAGAACCCACTTCGGCGGTGGCGTTGGCGGTAATGCGTTTGGCCTGGGACGCCACCCAATACGCGGCAGAGGCGCCCAGGTCCTCGATATGGGCATACACGGGCTTGGTGAGACCGGCGCGGGCGACGTCGGCAGCCAGCTCATGCGTGCCGTCCACATGCCCGCCTGGAGAGTAGACGTGCAGCATGAGCTTCTCGACCGCCTCATCACGGCTGGCCATACGGATCATCTGGCGCATCTGCACCGTGGAGCCCTCGCCAAACTTCATGCTGCCATGCTTACTCAATGGACCTTGCACGGGCACAATGGCCACGCCGTCCACCACATCATAGGGACGCATCTCCCGGCCGCGTGGGCTGTCGGCCGCGTCTACCTCGACGTGGCTATAGTGCGCGAGACTGATCCACTCGCGACGAGGCACCTCGTACAGCCCGGCCTTGTAGAGCGAGACTGCCTGCATGAACCACAGTGGTTCTATTACCCATATACCTAAATGGTTGGACCAGCACTGTGGCGTCTCAGTCGTGTCCATCAGGGCTCCTCGTCCAGCACAGCCGTATGCCCGTTGCTGCCGTTACGGGTAGGCGGTGTCGGAGCAAAGGGCACTGGCGTGGTGTCTGGTGCCGTCATCGCCACCGCTTGCTTGAGCGGCATGAGATTATTGGCCGCAATAAAATAGGCATCACCCTCTGGCCCCACCGGCGACATATTCTCGAGCTCCCGAATGTCGTTCGGACTAAACACCCCG